CAGTCTTACGACCAAGAGCCGCCGCCGCTGAAGTTGCAACTGCTTGTCTCTCATTGATATTTATTTTTAGCTCATCCAACTTGTCGATATATTCGGCGGCATAGAAGTCACTCATAGTCGCCTCAACAGTTGTATGTGCTAATTCCATTGGAGTCACAAGACCATTTCTGGACTTGGTACTCGCACTACCAGTTCCAATCTTCTGGAAACGTACAACGCTACCAGTCACATTGTTTGCCATACGCACAGTGTTCCGTAGCTTAGAACCCATACGCTGATAAGCAAGGTGAACTTCAGATTCGAACTGCTTAATAAAGGCTGTGTCAATTGTACTTGCCATTATTAGCTCCATCAAAGTTAAAGTTTCAATTACGTTTCAGATTATCCTTTGCAATTTTCAACGAAGTTATCCGCAGTGGGCTTCTCTAATGCAGTACGGGTCTTTCACTTAATCTATTATTAGACTCAAATTTATTCAAATTGCAATAGAAAACTCGCACAAACTCATGATCATGTATAAAATACTGTTGATCTTCCACCTCAAACCCTATCCATTTTAACCATCGGATAGTCTTATCGTGGTCAACTGGCACATAATTTTCTACAATATCATAACCGATAGCAAGAAAACTAAGAATCAATTTGCTATGTTTGTAGAAAGATTTCCATATATCATCGACCTCATCAGTACCAAGAAACCATATCTTTCCAGTATGCATATACTTATCCATCGATGTTACACCGCACATTGCAATAGGTTTACGATTATGTGTAATAGTAAAACCTCTCGAATCATTTTCTTCAAAAGGAACTCTAAGTGCAATCATAGGAGTCACCCCCACCAATGCACACTCTCGGATATCAGGTAAGCGCATGTTATCGATAATAGTATCAATGTCAGATACAACACATGGTCTGAACTCAAGGTTGCCTCTTCTAATATAAGTCAATACTTTATCGGTTTCTTTACTTTTTTTTTCGTCATCTGTTATACATCTTTCTAAATCCTTCATCAACCATTTTGACAAAGGCTGGGTCACGCTGGTTTGGACTATAGTATCGAGGATCATTCATCATCTCTCGAAGCTTATCATCAGTAAGTGTAGCAGTTGGCTGTGATGTTCCAGACACAGGATTCTCTTTGAGATTGTGCATTACAATCTCCATAGCTTTTATTCCTTCTGCTGTTGAGCAAAGATCATCGATAGCAGATCGAGTATCCTCACTAAATGTTTTCTCAACAAACAATCCAACAGCTTCTACTCTCTCTTGTGCGTTATCACCTAACTGTTCCATCTCTGCATCTGCATTATATCCACCAGTTGTAGCTTCATAAAACTTTTGAATACCATTCTCAAACTCTTGTTGAGAGAATCCATTCTCATAAGAATGATCAGCCCACCAGTCAAGAAGATCATTATCAACAGCTTCTTCAGCATCAATAATCTCAGGAACAACATAGTCACCAGCAGTTGCTGGTCTTTCAGAATACGCTTTCTCTTCAATCTCTTTCATAACACTATTGCGTATCTCATCTTCTTTCTGACCAAACTTACTCTCAAGGTTTGCATAAGAGTTAGCTAAGTCTTCAGGAGTCTTAAACTTTTCAGGTAGCCATTTCGGTCTTTCATCAGCATACTCTTGAGGTACTTCAATAGTCTGCTGTTCTTCTTGTGGTTGTGCTTCTTGTGTTTGTTCTTCACTCATTTGATTTTACCTTATGTCCATGTTGAATACGTCTTTCAATTAAGCCAACAATATATCGCTGACCTTCTGCGTGACGTAATGTATCATTAGTTACAGCTGATCCATGTACAGCTTCTATTGTTACACTACGTAAATACTTCAATACTTCTGTTCCAGCTGGTGAGCTAAACAGAGAAACAAAATTTAAAGATATGTTTTGATCGTCAATCTTATCTCTAGGATATCCATCCAAACCTGATATGTTATTGCTGAGTTTGTTCATCCATAGTTCCTTGTTGTTGCATCATTGCTTGTTGTTGTTGTAGTTGTTGAGCCATCGCTATAATCTGTTTACGTTCTTCTAAGTCTCTAAGTAGATACTCTGGTATACCAAATTTCTTAGCTAGATATATTGCTGTCTCTTCTGAATTAATTAATACATTTACTAACTCAGGTCCAAAGCGCACTCCAACCATTTCTAAAAATCTATTGATAGATGTAATATCCTGATTGGCTTGTGCTTGCGATAGTGGTGAAACAGAACGAACCTTGACTGACCTACCATTGATTGTTGGTATATTGATACGTCCTTGCTTCTTCAATATGTATACAACACGCTGAAGAACTGGTTGAACTAATTCTGCTTGGAGTCTACCGAAAGCCGAACCAATACGTCTTGATAAATCTGCCATACGTTCTGCTATCTCTGTTGCACTTGCTGGTGTTCGATCTGGATTTCCAAGCATGTCATTATACAATGCTCTCTTAATATTAAGTCGCATATCAGAAAGAATAAGATTGGCAACATCAAATGATCCAGCGGCTTGAACTGGTTGCAGTCCAGCAGAGTTTGGTGCTTTAGGTATTACAGTTCCAGGCACTAAGTTAATTGTATCTGGATTGATTACGCCGTCATCATCCATCTGATAGACACCAGATATAGCCATCTGTGCATTTTCTAATATCAGTTCTATTGTAAGGTTAGTAGTTTTGATTGCACTCAATGCGTTGATAAGTGGACCTCGACCATAGATCGCGCCGGGGTCTTTGCTCCAACGAAAACAAATAAAAGGATTACTACCAGTACCTTTGAAGGTTTCATACTTCAACATACACTTTGTATTTATATCAAAGATAATACAGAAGTATGCATCCTCATTAAGTTGAGAATAATCCTTACATATTATTTCTAATACCTTTGTTCTTCCCTCTGGATTAGCAGTCATAACAGATTGCAGTCGAGAGTTGATTGTTGCTTTGGGATATAGAACCATTATATCAGAGTACCGAATATCCCTCTCTCTATATACATGATCAATCCTATCGTCAGGACCAACATCCAATACAACATGAGGAAGAGGCAGAGCTGTAAAGTTAATAGGATTAATAGCATCGCCCTCCTCGACATGCAGAACACCAGTACCGATTGCCAAATCCATAAACGATTCATGAACCTCCTGACCAAAGTTTGAGTTCTGAATAACCTCAAAGACATAATCAGTAACCTCTTCAAGTTCATTATTAATAGCATCTTTTTGTTCTTTTGGTACTTCACTACCAGCAGTAAAGTCAGCCCATCGAGCAAAGTTAGGAACTAAACCAGCCTGAAGTCTTGATGCAAATTCTTGAACACCAACAACAGCTGTCTCATCAAAAATTTTATCATCTCTTCTTTCACCAATACTATTTGTTCCAAAGGTTTGCCGCATAGGCAGAGCAAACTCATAGCACTCATCAAAGAGACTTTCCCATCTTTGTCTTACTGATTTTGCTCGTTCGTATTTTTTAAGAAAGGAATCTATAATTTCTTCATCATGCATTAGCCGTACATTCCTCCACCACTCATTGGACTTCTATATCCAATACCACCTCGAGCGGAAGTGTATAAAGCTCTTCGTCCTCTACTTCCACGCATAACTGTTTGACCAGCCTTTGGTCCAGTCTCATAAGTAAGTGATGTTTTAATAGGTTGCTCTTGTGCAATAGTGCGTTCTTTTTCTTCTTGCCGCCGTTCGATAGTTCGTTTCTTTTCTACCTTCTCTTTTTCTTTTTGTTCTTCTTCAACAACTGGACTTGTTTTCTCAGGTTGACTGCTTCCACCACCACCAAAACACATATCGAATCTCCTTATAGTCTATTCCAAAATGAGCTACTTTTCTTATTATTAGGCGATCTTCTAAAAATATCAAAGCCTTTTCTTGCATTGAAAGCTTTGACTGGTTTCTGTCCAGACATCAAACTACGTCCTTCACCAGCACCAAGCATCATATATTGCAAAGCATCATGGATGTGAGAGTACATATTTTTCTCAGGTTTATCATCATATCTTTCTCCAGATACTTGCATACGTCTATAGCAATAACCACCTTGAAAACCTTTGATCAATGTTACACATCTTCTATCTATCATAAAGGCTGGCAGTCCTTCTGCCATCTTAGTAAGTTGAGAAGAAACAGATTCCAATCTTAGATCAACACTATTGCTGGGAGCTGGCACAGCTTTCAATCCAGCTCCTCTTAGTATTTGAAAAGGAGTTGATTCATCTGTTTGCGCTCGGAAGTCACCAGCTGGATCACCATAAATATAAACATCAAGACCATTAAATCGTGTTGCAATCTCTTGCCGCAGTAACTCAGCAAAACGAACTACACCCATATCAACAGCAACAATCTCAGCTTGCACCAACCATCGACCTCTTACCTTCTGACCAAAGACAGCAGAAGGAGTCAAGCCAAAGTCAATCCCAACATATAGTGGTATCCCAACAGCGACTGGTATCTCTTCATCAGCTATATGAGTTTCAGAAAGAAAGTCTGGATAAACTGGTTTGCCTTCCTGAATCAATCCCAACCTATTCATTACATAAACATCTATCCAGTTCTTAGTCTTTCCTCTTATCAAATTAGGGTAATATGTTTCTAAAATATTTTTTCGGTTCTCTGCATCTTTATTCAGAGAATAAGAAGTTACTTCTTTTCTATCATTAATATGTTCTTTCATAGCTGGAGGCTGTGCAAAGAATCTCCAGTTGTCAGGCTTTACTAACATGGTTGCTTGCTCTCGAGGAATATGATCAGGGATAGGAACTTCACCTGACATAATAGCCCACCAATGATCTTCTTCTGGTGCGTTAGTATCACAAATAACACCAGACCAACTAGCACCACCCTCTCGCATACTTGGATATCGACCAACACGCATAGTACATGCATCAACTATACT